CCTTTAACTCTTTTTTTCTAGTAATGTTTTTAACAAGTTTTTAATTTCACTAAGGTCATCATTCATCGAAGATACTTGTTCTTTTAATGTATTTATTTCTTCATTTTTAGACAATAAATTTTGTCTTATTTTCTTCCTAGCTTCATTTTCTAAGATAGCACTTTTATTGGTATTAAGTAGAGCCTTGTTGCCCATATCCTTAACATAATTTGTTCCTTCAACTTTTACTTGCATCTTATCAACCTGCTGGTAAAGCAATGATTCGCAAATCTTTGACAGACGGAACAACAGCTGGATCAGAAGAAATCATAACAATCTTAATTGCAAATGTTTTGAATGTATCGTAAGTCACACCATTATCAGATGTATATGTTGCCGAATCCAATGTTAACGAAGGTCTGAATTCAAATTCGAAGAAATCAGATTCATTTACAGAAACACTTGTTGTTGGATTGAAACATTCCATTTTCTGATAACGTCTATCTCTAAACGCTGTCGAATCTGATGAAGATAACAATTTATAGAATACTACAACATCTGTACCTGATGGTTTATTAACTGCCATATAGACACGCAAATCACCTGCGTCAAAACCATCAGCAAGAACAACTGGTTTGGTGATGTATTTGGCCAAACAAGGACCAACAGAACTGTCATATTCAGAATTTAATACAATCGTTGCGTTTGAGGTAACGTTTGCAGTATTATTTGCATTTGGAAAAGAAATTGTAAAATCATCCAAGTAACCAAAACCAGATGAAGTAACATTCAATGAAAGAACGTTACCTTTTACACCATCACACGACATGAAAACTGTTGCACCTTCACCTGCAGATGTATTAATAGTGATAGTATTTGAATTTGCATAACCTGAACCAGGACTAATAATATTGAAGTCTTCACTATCAATTTCTGCATTATCAATGAAATTTTCAAAAACGTTTAAGTGCAAACTTTCTAATGATACGATTGGAGAAATAGTATCCGTACTTGTTGAGATTTGGTACTTAACTGTAAAGTCACCTTTATCTACCAATTCTTTTCTTCTAGAACCAAGTGCGTACTTACTATCCAAACCACAATCATATTTAATTTGTGGAATCAAACTTCTATACTGAGTCTCTTTGGCGCCACCAACTGGTGTTGAAACAAAATAATAATTGGACGCAACAGGAAAATCTGAAGTTGGTTTGATTGATGTTTCCAACAATCTAAACTTGTCAACGTAATATGTTTTTGGTGGCTTCTCTGAATCCAAACTGAAGTATGCAGATGTACCTGTTGTAAACTTACAACGATTCAATGTAAACATCAAATCTTCATTTAAGAATGGAACATATTCCATTGAGTTTTGTGATTTATACAAAGTACCAACGTATGGGTTTGTAGACACAGTTTTATTTGATGTTGTCAATGCACCCTTCTCAGCAACCCACATTAAATAATCTGGACTATTAGACAAGATAACTACCGCATATAAACCTGGCTGCAAGAACACCGGTGATGAAAATGTAAACTTAGTAGCCGTTGAAGTAACATCAACACTTGGTGAAGAAGAAACATTTACTTCTTCTGGTTTTTTTGTTGTTACAGATTCTTGATACCAGAAATCTGAAGATGGTGCGCCATTAACAGTTGGTCTAATTTGAACAGTAACTGGCAAAGTATCATCTTTGGCACTGAAGAATAAATCAATACTTTCAGCAAACAAACCTAGTGGATATTTTTCAGGATCAACATAGAATGTTTGAGCCAATGGATCTTCATATGGTACTGAAACAACATTAGTAACAACTGCTTGGTCAACAACGGCAGCTGGAGTTTTGCTTTCTGCGGCCGGCGGTGGGTTGTAACCAGTACTTGTTAGAACTGATGATGTGGTAGAACTTGTTAGAACTTTAGAAGTCGTTTCACCTGTAAATTTGGCAGAAGTTGCAAAATTATAAACAGTATTAAGAAGATTTGTTTTCTTAAGAGCAACACCAGATGATACAAAAGAAGTTTCAGTGAATGAAATAGCATCTTTATCATATGTGTTATTGAATGACTCGGTAATACGCAATACACGTTCACCTGTTCTAAATGTCGCTCTAGGTGGATATAAAACACCACCAACATCACCAGTTGAAGTGGATTTATTTGAACCTAAAGAGTAAGACCAATTCAAACTTCTTTGTGTTGATGATGTTGTTTGTTGCACAGTTGCAACTTTTGTTGATGTATTGTAAGCAATAACATTAAATGTTGCACCAGAAACAGTTGCACCTGAAGCGGTACTCTCAACAGTGCCTTGTTGTTCTTCAGCAGTAGTACCAATTGATCGCACAAGGTACAACACATTAGTATTGGCAGAATCAGCAATATTGAACGATGGTGCGTCTGTAGCCAAAGTAATAGTTGTGGCACCAACGGCACGTGTTACACCAGATTTGTGTTCTTCTAGAGTTTCAATGTATCGTATTGATTCCGAGTTAACACCTTTGATGTATTTACCTTGTAGTGAAACGCCTGTTTCATTAATTAAAGATACATTTCTTCCGGTGTCAGCATTGATAATTCGAACAAGTTTATAAGTTCCAGAACGAGCTTTATAATTTGTCAAGTATGTTGCAGCTTGATTTTGGTCATCACCAATAACCGCAAGTTCACCTGGTTGAAATCCATTTGTAGAAATACCAATAGTTGTTTTAATTCTATTTGGAACAACAACATAATTATTTACAGACACACCATCAAAGAAAGCATAATATCTTGCGTCTGGTCGTAATGAATCGCCAACAAAAGAAATTGCTCTTGGTTTTAAATATGGATTGATTGAAACATCAGTTACATAATTGCCAAGGTCAACACTACTTGTGGTTGGAGCAGCAAGAAGTTGTTGTGTGTATTGAGCACCTTTTTTGATGTATACACTATTTGTTGTAGTCTGTAATGTTCCAAAATCAGCATCCTTTAAATCATAACCAGGACCACTACTTGTTACTTGTACTGAACTTGAATCTTTAACTACTTCAAACCATTTCGTATCAATAACTTTACCAAATGGATTATTTGAATCATTGTTCCAAGTTGGATTCTGGTCTGAAATATATTTAAATGAATTATTCAAAAAGTTAAAAGTGTTTTCGATGCCTTGCATTGAATTCAGTGTAACTTTAGCTGTTGTGTCTGTATCAGCTTCTGCTGTATACTCAGGGAACAACTTCATATTTCCTCTAAATGCACCATACAGAGCGCTGGCAACACCCACAGTCTTTGTTGCGGAGTCTTGTTGTGCAAATGCTAAAGTTGTGTAATCCATCATCAAAGATTTCTTATCACCAGAACCAACGGCACGATATGAACCAGAAGAAGCAGCTTGATTCCAAATCATCTTAACTGTACGCATCAACGAAGCCGGTTTTAATAAACCATTGTCAACCATACATCGATTATCAAAACCAGCATCACCATATGTTGCTTGTACAGAATTATCAGAGAAGTTATCAACTAAAATACCATATTTGGATCGTTCTAATCCTGTAGCATCCAATACTTTAGAATCATTTGCATTTCTTTCCAACGTATTCAACGACACATAGTATTCCAAACCTCTAATTCTGGAATCAAAAGCACTAATGTCTTTCATTGTGTAACGTTTATTGTTCTTAAAGTCGGCACGAATGTCTTTAACACTCTCAGTATATGCAGGCACAAACATTGTGTAGAGATGTAAATCTTCTGGACCAACTGGTGGTGCAATAGGCGTAACATCAGGTTTACCACTAATGATTGAAAGTTCTTGCGAAGGTTTGACAACAATCTGGTCAATTCTTGGCAAATAATATTCAAAAGACAATTCAGCCAAAGAATCCGGATCAGGATTAACTGCACCTGTTAATACTGTACTTGCAACATCTCTAGTTGGTCTAAAGTCTAGCGCTGCACGTGATGAAATAATTTTACCATCTTCACGGTTGAAGAATCTTGGTAATTGATTATATGTTAGATTAGTTGAACCAGTATAAGAATCAACAGTAAACAAACCATTATTTTGTGGAGATGGTGCGCTGGCGTGATTAAAATATTTGTACTGAATCATTAATGATGAACCAGTTGGTGAACTATAACCACGCTTTAATTTAATTGTTGCATGGTCATAATGTGTTTTTCTATGGCCATTGTCCAACTCATAGTGGTCAGTTACATCGTGTGCTGGATTAGTCAACATCGACATTGTAATATTGGCAGTGTTTGTTTTTGAATCAATAATCTTAACAATTTCATAAACGTCAGCTACTTGTAAACTAACTGGAACGCCAGGAGTTTTAAGTTTGTTCAATGGAAAAGAACCACCAATACTTGAAGTATCATAATGTGTTACACCAATACTTGGAAAAACGTAGCCACCAGTAATAGCGGTAACCGTGCCTGTGTTACCAACATTTAAAGCATCCACATCATCTAATACATAAGGAACTCTTGTGTGAAAATAATCGTTTGTTGGAAATAAAGACTTTGTTCTGATTGCACCGTTTGTACCATCTTCAGCTTGATTAACTTTCGTTTTAATAATAAAATCACAACGGATTGCAGCGGTGTTCAAGTCAACCTGAATTGTTGTACTATTGACAGCAGTAACCGTAAATAAGTTATTAGCCAATGATAAAATAGTGTTTGCGGCAATACCTGATGCCGAATTTGTTGTAGAAGTATCGGAACGAACCAAACAGACAATGTTTTCAAGGATAGCAGTATCACCTAAGACGCCGGCTGATCCAGCAAAAGCAAACGTATCTGTACCAACAGTGGAAATTGTGATTACACCGCCACCGTCAGATAACTTGTTTGCATAAACTTTATTCGCAAAGAAATCAAAGTTTGTGATTGTTCCTTCTTTTAAAGCCTCAAAAGGAATTGCAAACAACAAACTATCTCTATTCTTTTCTGTAATGTAAGCATCACCCGAAGAATCTCTCGATTCAACATTAACATCACCACCCCAAAGTAATGCACCACCAGAACGAATGACTAAAGATTCTGCACCAGAGAAACCAGATTCAATTGTGAATGCATTTGAGGATGGAGTAAATGTTAAGCTGGAATCCAATCTAATGAAATTTGAGCCAGAAGATTCAATTCTAATTGGTGCCAAATCGGCACCTGCGCCATCAGTAATGTGAAAATACATTCCTTGATATGAGTTTGCCTGTAATGTTGTACACCATGCAGCCGGCAATATAACGTTTGCAGATGCATTACCAGAAGAAGCAAGGTTACCAATGATTGGTGTGGTATTTGCTTCAAAAACATTTAGTCTATGTGTATGTGATGAACCTAATGTTGTTGTCGTTGCACCATTGTACTTCATGTTATTAACACGAATCGTACCAATTTTTGTGGAATTATAATATGCTGTACCCTGTTTATCAATATATTGTTTAGGCACACAGTGTATATCTAATGTTGGGAATGTAGTAATATCGAGGTTTGTTGTACCTTGAACATTTTCAACAACAACATAACTTGAGTAATTTGTAGGAATGTCATAATCTGCAACATTAGCGGTTGCACGACCACGATAGACACCAATCTTAGTTGGTGCAATTGTTTGGAATTCATGTCCAGCAACATATGCTTTACCTGGATCTAAAATTACACTGAAGTAATCTGGATCAGCATAGTTGTTGTTGGCACGATTTGCATATTCTTCTTCTAACGTTAACACGAATGGATCAACTGTGTAGTTGCCAGATTCATCAAACGTTCTTCTGGCCAAAGTCTTTTCAATTTCACTGTAAATTGGATATGCAACTTCTTTAGTTTTAACACCATCAACGACACGGATAACTTCAAAGAACGCAGATTCGTCTGCTGAATCTAGTGTGCGTTTTGATAGTCGTGTGATAAGTTTTGAACGTGTAGCACCAGGTGCTTGATAATTAAATGAACCTTGAGCAGGATCTAATAATGAAGAATCATCAATCTCATCATAAATTTCTTGGTCAAATTCGATACCAATCTTATATGATGGCAATACATTAATTGTTGATGTGTCGTAACCTAAACGATAGAATGTCTCAAGTACTAAAAATTCAGGTAATACTTTTACAAATTGACCTTTGAAGTAATATACACCCTCTTGTATGCTGGCAACATATGAACGACCAACAGCATTTGTTGCTAAAGCTTGTGCAAAGATGTTTTGGCCAGAAATTTTTATTTCGTCAGATTCAACAAATTTTTCACCACTCAGATATTTAACAACCAAAATAGGATTCGTTGTGGTATTATCGATTGATATAACCTTAGCACGAACAATTTTAGTTGTGTTGTAACCAATGATTGTTTTGTTTAACCAATTTTCCAATACAACATCTTCACCACTATATTGAGTGTTTAATTGAATATAATATGCTCGGTCATCAAGTGAGATTTTACCACCAACGATTGGACTACCACTCTTAAAGATGTGATTACCAAATTTTTCAATTTGGTTTGCAAGTATGGTTTGTGCTTGAGTTAATTCTCTGGCTTGAACTGCATATCCAGGTCGGAATAAGACACGCATGAAGTTCTTGTCTTCATCGAAGTCATCAAAATATGGGTCGTAGTTGAAAAGAGTTGTCATGTATTCCTCGTTAGAAACTCAATATAAATTTAATTCGGTCCGTCTGGTCAGGATCCCTAGTCAAAGGTTGCTGATTTATAATCATTAGTGTTTTACCAGAATATAAATTTAATTCCGGATCTGTTTTCGAAACACCAACTCGAATAGCACCACTCAAATTACCTTTGATGGTTGCGTTCGACTGGAATGTTCCTAATATGTTATTTAAGAATAGGTTATTAGTAAGTTCATCAAAAGAAATAACTTGTGCTGAAAATGTTGCAGTTTCTATTGAATCACCTTGATAAACGTATTCATCGTTATTGAAATCACCAATACCTGGAGAAACGTTAATTTTTGTGTATACATTATATAGTTGACCTGAAGCCAAGGTTGATGTTCCAAAAACGTATGGATTTTTAATCAATGAAATTTGTCTAAATTCATTTTCTGCTGGAAAATCACCAGACTCGTTACCGGAAAAATCAACATTCAACATAATAGTGTTGGCTGAAAGCTCTTCTATTGGATCATAACCATGGCCGTTTTGTGGTGCAAGTGAGATTATAGCAGCTGCGTTAGACCCATTGCCGCCGGTAATGTCTGTAAATATCACATTGGCTTTTGTATAATTTAAACCACGACTTTGAACAATTACGTTTTGAATACGTCCATTTGAGACATTGGCTTTTAATACTGCACCAGTGCCATCACCATTAATTGATATAATTGATTGTGTTGAACCATCGACATAATTATTACCACTATTGGTAACTTTCACAATATCAATACTTCGATTCAACGCAGCAGCTCGAACAAACTTATTGTAGGTAACTGGCATCCAATCGGAAGTCAAAAATCTTTCCTTTTGGGAGGTGTTTAAAGTGTACATATATTTCCACTTATACCCGTCAGTAGTCTGAAAATATGGTTCTTCTAATGACGTAGAAGACAAAAATAGTTGTGGTTCATCAGTAGAATTTGCACCACCTTTATTATCCAAACACTTAAAAACTTGATCTTTACTATTTAAAGCATAGTAATTTTCGTTACCAGAATCATATGTATAATAGCTAGTATTTGAAGTCCAGTTTCTTCTCGGAACAACATAAGAAATATCATTCAATGACATTCTTTTTGCAACAATAGCATTATCCCAACATTGTACAAGTGATGGTATACTTCCTGTTGGTGTTGGAACAACTTCTGTTCCTGAGGTCCATGGAATTTGTTTACCAAGCATTGCAAAAATATAGGCCTTCTTAGATTGTGGCAAATAATCGTTTGCACCAATATCAAAAAGAAAGGTAAAATCTTGAGCTAACTCGGTTGAGAAGTTTTTAGTAATTATTGAAGGCATGTCTTTATTTATTCAAGTTTTTGGTGATATGTTACCACAAAGGTCGAATTTGTTGTAAATTTGGTGCTAACTAAAATGGTGTTGGCATTCACAAAAGTAACTTGTTTTGTGTCATTGAACAACAAACTGATATTTGCTGTGTTGTTGGAAATACCAAAATTTGTATACGTGTAGATTGTGTTTGCGTTTAGGACTTCGGTTACAGTTGATGTGTTTCCTGTTGATAATTTAATAACATCATTAGCCTGCACATCATTAATAAAGTTTGTTGATGTACCCACAATAACATTAGAAGACGCACCAATATTAACCGTACCACTAATTCTGCGTTCAACAGATGTTAATGTAACGTAATCACCAACAGAAATAATAGATGATAAGTTTGGCGATGCACCTGTAGCAACCATGTTGTTCGAACCATTTGAAACATTGAATGTATTGCTTAAAGTTTTCACAGAAATCATTTTTATTGTATTGTTTGTTCTGGCCGCAGCTGCTTCATTGGCACTAATTCTATTGACAAAAGTTTTTGTTCCAACAGGATGCACAACATCATTTAGTGCCTTCTTAAACTTAATATAATCATTTTCCGTATTAATAACATATGAAAAATTATGATACTTTTTAGAATCTTGTAATCTCTTATCTGCACTTAGTTGTCCATCTTCATTCAAGTAAATACCAGGATAACGAATTAAACCATTCTCAAAACCAGCCGTGGCTTTAGCTTTTCCATCACCATAATACGATATTGCCACAACATTTGCAGAAACTGAGTTGTCATTTGATATAATTTGTGTAGCAACATTAAATGCACCACTGTAATTATAAATTCTCATGTGATTATTTGATGAAACATATCTATCGACATATGCTACAAATGTTGTGTTTGTATTTGATGTGCCTTGATAAATTTTAGTGTTAGCAACAAAAATTTGACCTTCAGTAACATTTGATACGATTAAATCAGCATTACGTAATGAAATTTGTGGTGAAGAAATGTAATCATAACCATAACTGATAACACGCAATGAGGAAATTGATCCAATTCTAGTTGTGGACAATTCAAGTTCTTCACCATCACCAAGAATTTCTTTGGCAATTAATGAAGCTCCTGTTCCACTAACTGTGTTGATTGTAATTAATGGTAAATGTGCAGCATCATAACCTTCACCCCCACGAATATTTTCTGGTGCATAACTGATTGTTAAGTTTGCTCTAAAACCTGAACCTGAACCAGTATTTGATGTGAAAGGATTTAACGTTGTCGTTGGGCTTGTAATGTATTTACCAGAATTGGAAACGTTAACTGAGGTAACATTACCACTACCATTAACAGTCAACACAGTTAACACAGCAGAAGTTCCGGTTCCGCCGGTTGCAGTAAATGTATTACCAACACCGTATCCTGTTCCTGCAGTAGAAATTGTTACACCAGTTAGTGCGCCAACACTTTTCTCATTAAATTCTACAGTTTTAACACCATTGTTTGCGGCGTGTACTTCAGTGATTTGAGCATTAGCACCAAGACCACGGCCGCCAGTAGATGTGAATATCAAATATTGACCTACATTATAATTTTGGCCACCATTGAGAACCTCAATACGTCCTAGAGAACCTAAAGCATCAAGATTCTTTCTCAATAGTTTGTACACCATCAAGTTGTCAATGTTGTTTTCAAATGGAATATCTAATGTAATAGTTTCACTGGTGACTTCGGTAATTGTTCTAATTTCTTCAAATCGATTCTTTAAAAACAATTTGACTTTTTCACCGACTTCGAATGTGTCTGTTAAATCTTGTGAAGAATCTCTAAGTATGCGGCTGCCTTTAACTGCAGTACAAGATGTGATTACTAATAAATCATCACTATCTTCCAAATACATACTGTAAATATCTACCTCAGGTTTTTGTCGATATCCACCACCTTGAGATTCAATGTCAACATATGCAATACCATAAAGACCTAAATCTTGATAAGTTGTAACTTGACCAATTGTTTTTGTATTTGAGGTGTTGTCCCATTGATTAATTGATAGTGAATAAACAGTTTCAATTGCAACATCAGAAACATTAACATTTCTTGTATAATTTTCATCAAGTAGAGAAATGAAAGCTTTGGCTTCTGAGCCTAAAAGTCCTCCAGTAAATCCACCTTTAAAGTCAATGATCGATGAGTTTGGTGCAATTGAATTGTATCTAAAACCAAAACCACCTTCTCTAGTGATAATGTTTTTAACAGAACCTCTTAAAACAGTACCAACTGTTGCCAAGGCACCAACTGGATTGGCAGATTGTGGATTTAAACCACCAACAATCGTAACAGGATCGCCATCATAACCTAAATCTGGATCGTATCCGTTATAATACAAACCACGATTTATTGGATCAATTTTAATTTCAGATAGTGAACCAATTAATGTTGCACTAACTTGAATCTGTGTGTTACCAGTAACGTGTGTTCTAATCGTTTCACCAGTACTGAATAATTTTGTAATATTTGAAATGTATAATTCAACATATTCAATACCTAACTGTCGGTCAACCGATTTGATTGCTTTTTCAACAATAGCAGTTGCCTTGGATGTTTGGCCAACAATCTTAGTCTGTTCAATCTCTAAAATATTTGGATCATTATCAGTTACACGCAAGGCCAATGGAAGAACCCATTTACCATCAGATGTACGTAACACCTGTTCTTTCGGATAACTAATTGATATTTCTTCATTGTACAGTACACGGAAAAGAAACTTAACCGATTCTGGTGTGCCTTTTGAACGATAAAATTCACCAACAATCTTTAGGAATTTGGCTTTGTCGAGTAACAACTCTTGTGGAAAAAATGGTGCAATCTCTTTACGAATCTGTTCGATATAAACATTGTCGGCCAAATCAACATCTTTGGCATCATCCAATTTCTTAGACTCCAAAACAATGTTTCCATTTTTTTCCAACCACTCATAATATCGTTTAATGAATTTCGCAAAAAGTTGATGTTCTTCCCTAATAAATTCGGGAAGTTGACTCTCTACTATACTTGATAGAATTACGTCTGACATTATTTTATTGGTACTATGTTAATAACAATTGTAGTAGAATCATTAACATCGAACGTTAATAATTTATTCTTTTCTGAATGAATCACTGATTTAGCTGGACGAATATGTACAGACAATTCATCGAAATCATTGGCTACAGAAATTGGGTTAAAATTATTGATATAAACTTTACCTAGTGTGTAATCAATCTGACCCATCACACCATTGTTGTTTTGGTAATTTAAGATTGCCTTAACACTTTGATTTGACGTTTCATCTGGTTTGAAATAAGCAATACGCACTTGGCCATATCTATTCTCCAATACAGATGAAGCAGCAGCCAATGTGCCGCCACCACCTGTAATTACAATAGCAGCAGTCGTATAGCCAACACCTGGATTAGTTACTGTAATATAAGACAAGCGGCCATTGACGATTGTTGCTACTGCCTTGGCGCCTTGGCCGTCACCTAAAATCGCAATCGTTGGTGTTGATGAGTAATTAATACCTGGATTGGTAACAGTAATTGATTCAACACCGGTAAATGATGATGGAACTTCTTCAATAAAAGCTGATCTAACAATATTATTTTCATCCAATACTGTGAAATTTGGACTTGTATAGAAGTTGTCATTTGTTGTACCACGTTGCAGTTCAACACCATAATCTAAAATATAATTTGAAGTTGTTAATAGGTCTGGTCTAAACTTTTTGGCAATAAAAACTTCCAACTCGTTTGAGATAACAGAAATGTCACAAGAATCAATTGCCGTTTTTAAAGCGGAAGACCTAAAGTATGCATTAAAAGAATTAAGATTGTTATCACAAAAATCTAAAATTGCTGTTCTAACTTTAGTTTTTAATGTATTCAAATCCAAAGTTGTTTTAGTTGAATCATAATATACTGTCGAAATCATTTTTAAGTAATTATAGTCAACGTCAACAATTTGTGGTGTAACGGTTAACACACTAATTGGTTTTAAAACATTCTGTAAAAAGAAATCTTTTTCGGTATCTGTAATCTCAAAGCCATCTTTAGGTTTGGCCGAGATGAAAACTTTACCAAAAACTGGCGGATCATTTTCTTCACCACCCCAAACGTTTACAGCCTCAAACTGTGGATACTTCTGTTGAATTAATTTGATATAGTCGTTTTTGGTAACAGCACGATTCTGTGAAATGTATTGTAGTGGTGCAGCAAAACGAATCTCATCAACAGTTTCACGTGTTCGACCACCAGCTGCAACAGTAACGGTATTGATTGTAAAACCAGAAAGTAAATTAATTGATGCAGAACCGGTGAAGTTCGCAGCTTTGTTTGCATCCTCACCATTGCTAATTAGATATCTTATTGTCAAAACACCACCATCAGGAAGTTTTTTTCCGATGATATCGTCACCAAAGTAAATTTGATATTTACCGTTTTGTCCTTCTTGTATAAAGTAAGTTTTAGAATCAGCAGTTAATGAAATTGAATCGTCTACGGGATTATAAATCACAGTTTCCGTATTTGACGAACTTTGTTGAACTGAAACACGCAAAGTTGATGTGTCTACTTTAGCATCAGGTATTTCATAAATTTGTTTAGGATTACTGGCATTCGAATGTGTGTAAGAATATGAAAGTAATTTACCTTCAAAAATTTCCATGTCATTATAAACAAAATTTGATCCAGTTTTTGAAACAGTGTGGTCTTGCAACGTAACAAAAGTGTAAATTTTACCATCAACCGGACCACTGATGAATGTATATCCACGTGGTATCGTCAAGTAATCTTCCTGTAAAGTTGATCCATTAATCGACACATCAATTACCGCCTTGGCTGCTCTATTGGAACGTGGTGTATAACCAAGTTTCTTAGCATGAGACACAACCGAGTTTCTTAACAATGCGGTATCTAAGAAACCCTCATTTGCAACCATATTCAAATAGTATGCATTATAGTGCGTATTGTATGCTAAAATATCCAAAAGAACACTTAAGCCAGCACCCTCAAAATCATAGTCGGAAAACTCCGTCTGTTGTCTTAGGAATGTTTTTAAATTGGTCTTGATTGTATCAAAATCAAGTTCTGTTACTCTTAAACGATTTGCCATTTATCGTACTCGTTCTAGGAAAAAATTAATTGTTACGGGGTCTGTCATATTCATAATGTAGAATTCCATACGAACACTAAAACCATTATTGTCCATATCAGGTAAGATATCTAGTGTTTTAATTTGTGCTCTTGGTTCGTAATTTTGAACAACCTGTCTAATCTCTCTTTCCATCGATATTGCGGTAATCTTATCGAGGTTTTCAAAAAGCAAGCGTCTTACGTTGGAACCCAAATCAGGTTGAAACGGTCTCTCGTAATGGTTAGTCATCATCAAATTCTTAATTGAATTGATAACTGCCATTTCGTCCTTGTGTTTATTGATATCTTTCCGTACTGGATGTATCAAAAAGTTAAGGTCCAAATCTTTATATTGTCTGGATGAAGATGAAATTACTGTGGCCATATCTTATTTATCTATGTTACCCAACGT